GTTCTGGCCGAGGGATCAATATAAGGTCGGGATCTCTCCCCCCAGTTTCGACAAGCAGTTCGTCCGCGACTACCTCGAATCAATCCAGTGGAACAAAAAACCGCCCGCCCCGGCGCTCCCGCCGGAGATTGCGCAACAGACCGCCGAGAAATATAAGGAAGCACTGAACGCCCTCACCCGCACCTGATCCCATGACCACAGATCCCCACTCCCGTTATTTTTCATATTGATATAATAGTTAACATATGTTAACTCTCAAAATTCAGTTAACAAGGAGGTGTGATGAAAAGATTAGCGGTTTTTCTATTGTCGGTCATCATCGGCTGGACGCTCTTAGGGAAAATCCCGAAAGAAAATTGGGACAAGCTAAGCCCTAAAGAGCAGATAGCCATTGTCAACGCCGTCATTTACAAAACGCAATTCTTTGAAAAGACCTCTTGCGGCAAAGCTCAATTTCGGGTAATGACGGACAACCAAGAGGTTTTGATTTTCGTTCAATGCGTTGAACCAAGATTGGGGGTGTGAGATGGACACAAAATCTTTGATATATTTATGCCCTCTCTGCCATCGGGTTTGCCGTTGCGGTTGCTGGCTGATTATTGAAGCGGAAATTGCCCAGATACTTTCTTTTAACAAGGACAAGATAACCTACGAATGGAAACTCTGTCCTGATTGCGAGGAAGCCAATGGGAAAAAAACGTAGACCGTTTAGAAGCCCGTCTCAAACAGGCAATTCGCTGGAATGGTTTATGGAAAACTGGCACGAGACCTGCGAGGTCTGCCGACAGGATATCTTAGTAGATATCTTTCGGCGGGGCAGTCCGCGCTGGCTCAAGGCGATTTACGGGCATTGCTCTAACAAATCCTGCCGCAACCAGATGATGCTCATCTGCTATTATGTTTAACCTCCTAAGGCTCGGGGCGTGCCTTAAACGCCCCACAATCTATGAAAGATGGATTTATCTTTTCAAAAATCTTTAAGGAATTTATGTTAGGTTGGGCCATGGCTATAATCTTTTTAACCATATGTATCACAATCGGGATATTATTGCCATTGTAGTAATTTATATTTTAGCTCCGGTATTATTCTGGAGTTGGATAGCTTATAATATTTATCTATCATTAAAATAAATCTATGTCAAAAAAATTAACAGATATTAAAAATCTAGTCAACGACAAGCTGAGGGACTCTGAATTTTCTTCTGATAATCCAGATCAGGTTCTAAGAGCAATTAATACCGCTTTAAGTCAAATTGACTCTGGTGATGTTGGAGAAAAAGACCATCCTCAAGTTGGCTATGATTTTCAAAGAGAATACCAAGACATAGCATTTGATAATGAAATTACAGGAACAATAACAACAACAGGAACGACTACTTTAACTGATTCTTCGGCTACTTTTGTGACTGATGGTGTCGCTATTGGAGACGATATAGAAAATACTACCGATGGTTCGATAGCTAGGGTTGTTTCCATTGATTCAGAAACAGCTCTTACTACTACTTCTTTAAAGAATGGGACAGATAACACTTTTACAGAGGATGATGCCTATATAATAAAGAGTCTAAATTATAAGATAAATTCTTCGTGGAGTTTAAAGTTTCCAGTTATACTGAGACTAGCAGAGGATCATGATATTTTCTTTTCTTATGTTGATCCACAATACTTTGAAAGGAAAAAATATATTTCATCAAGTGGAGAGTCAATGTTTACTATTGAGTATATCAATGGAACACAAGTTTTAGTCATTAATCATGATACAGAAGAGAATACGAACCTAGTATTCTATAGTTCAAATATGGTTCTTGATGATGGCGGCTCGACTCGTAGGACCTATTTTGATGGAGAAAGTGATGATGATACACTATTAATGCCAGACCGATTCATTGATGTAGTGATCACCTTAAGTACGGCTGAGCTAGTGGGACAAAAAAAAGGATACGATGATCCTGAAAGAATGAGAATCTTATCAGAGGGAAGAGTTAAGCTGAAAGGAATGATTGCCTCAATCGGAGTCTATCAGATTAAACCAGTTGAAAGACTAACAACAAGATCAGAGTGGTTTCGAGGTTCTAGTAAAACAAACGAAAACTAATGAATGAATTACCAAACATCAAAATAATAGACAAGTGGCTTGGAATGTACACCACAAAGACAGCTACACAGATTCCAGATTTCTATTTGGCAAATATTTTAAATTGTTCTTGTTCTGATATTGGAGGCATTGCGCCTTTTAAGCAGTACTCTCAATTTGCTAATCAATTGACTGGTGTAGGAAGAATTATATCATCAAAAACAGTTTTCACTTCATTAGGAGTAGAGATTCCTCTAAGGGTTAGAGATGATGATACAAATACGCATTTAGAATGGTATAATTCAGTCGCTGGAAATTGGGAGACGCTTTTACCAAACCTAACAACTGCAAAGCCAATGGCATTTGCTGATTATAATACTGCAACACAAGATGGAGTCTTTTTCTGCAACGGTATAATGAATTATTCTTTTTGGAAAAAAGCTATAGGATCAGTAGCCTCAAATAGCGCTACTGTGATTACTTTGAATGAGGTAGCAGCAACTCAAGGGTTTACTACAGGAACAGTTATAGTTAATGGAGTCGAATATGCCTATACAGGGACAAGTGGTAATACCTTGACTGGACTTTCAGGGCTTCCAACCTTTGATGCAAACGAAGGTGTTGCTGAGGCAGTAGATGATACTACTTATTCAGCAATCACTAAGTTTGATATTCTCTCAGTTGGCGATGGACGAATTTGGGGAGCAAGATCAGATAATGTTCGTCTTTATTATTCACAAGTTGGCGTAGGTTCAAATTTTACTTCCGCTGACACTCCAGATGCTCCCGGATTTAGAGATTTTATTGAAGGCGAAGGGTCTATTACATCGATAGGATTTATAAAAGAGAATTGTATAGTTTTTAAAAATGATCTAGTTCGCTTATATAAACTAGATTACCCAACAGCGACAACGAGAATTTCAATTTCTAAAGAACTTCGTAGAGGTGATTCAGTTGGAGCAGTTAATCATCAAGGAACTACAACAATTGGAGAAACCATTTTCTATGTTACAAAAAAAGGAGGATTGAAATCTATTTCACTCTCAAAGCTCCAAGAAGATTTTGACTTTGAGGATATTACAGACAATATCAGGCCAACTCTAAAAGATGGAGTGTTCACATCTGCTAGATCAACTTATTTTGAAAAAGAAAAGGTTTTCTTGACTGCTTTTAAAAAGAACTCAGATTCTGCTTACAATGATAGAGTTGTTGCGATTGAATTTATTAAGAGTACGGACGAACAATTAAAGAAATCATTAAGCATTCTTGATTGGACAGTGGGAGATTGGTTCAGATACAATGGAGACTTATATTTTGGAAGTTCTTTTGAACCAAATTGTTTTAAAGCGTTTGATGGATATCAAAAAGGAACACAAGATGCGTCATTTAAGGCTTTGTTCACTTTGAAAAGATATCGCTTTGGTGAAAGTCCTGTTTTGCAAAAAGATCTTGATTATCTCATTGTAACAGGTTGGACATTAAGTGGGAAACTTACATTCCAACTAGAATATAACTATCTTGGCTCACTTGCACATCTTGAGGCAACCTTTGACCCATCAGTAACGAATGATCAAAAATATATTATTTATCCAACTGTCAATGTTATGGGAGCGTTCGAAATGGGAACAGAGCCGATTGGTGGTACACTCGATGATATAAATGAGCTTAACTATTTTCGGATATTTTTTACTTTACCAGAAAAGCATCATCCAATCGATGCACAATTAACGGTTTATTCTGATGAAGCTGGAGCAAGATGGAAGATAGAATCCTGCTGTTTCAATATCAAAGACGCACAAATGAAAATACCATCTAAATATAAAAAAGCATTTAAAATAACATAAACTTATGAAGAAAAAATACATAGCACAATTAATAATTGCTTTCTTGTTAATTCCAAGCTTCACATTCGGAGCAAATACGCTTTGGGAATTCTATCAAGGACAACTTCCTTCTCGTCTTGAGAGGGCTAAAATTGCCCTTGAAGCAGGCATTGTCTCAAGAGTAGGAGAATATGTCGGGACCTACAATCAAAATGTTGCCCTGCTTAAATATCTTCAAGGGAGATATCCCAAAGGAGATTATTTGGTTGTACTTGAGGATGCTTTTTCTAACAAAGAAGTAGAAAATCCTTACACAACCTTTGGTGCTGACTCAGGACAAAGACCTTCAAACTTTAAAACAACGCTATCAAGGTCTTTATCGGCAACTGCATCGACAACTGAAACAATCTATGTTTCAACTCTAACAACAAAGGATGGACATACTTTGACTTCGTCTGATGTGGGCGACTTTATAACTTTTCACATTAATCCTGGAGCATCAACCGATGAGATAATTTCTTGTACTGGAGTTTCGACCTTATCTTTTACAGGATGTACAAGAGGATATTCTTTTTATTCTAATTCTGCTTTATCTGGGAATGCAAAGGCTCACTCTCCAGGAGAAACAGTTATTATTTCAAATGATGATGCCTGGTTAAAGACTCAATATACTGCAAATGATGATGATGAGACAATTTATGGGACTTGGAGCTTTGCCTCAACAACAGCAGCTTCGCAAATTAAAATAGGAGGAGGAAATACAACTTATAATAAAGTTATCTATGCGAATAATGGCGAGACCAACAAACCATACTTGATGTATGATGAGGGAAATAATATCTGGTCTTATTCAAATGATGGTCTGAGTTCTTCTGCTATTTCGAATGGTGCCTCAACTTATACTGCTGGAGCTGGGATAGACATCACTTCATCTATTGTGAGCCTAGCGACTTCAACTGCTATTGTAAGTTGGACTGGTGTTCATTCATTCACTGGAACTTCGACTTTATCTAAATTATCAATCAGTGCTGAGGCTGGGAATTTTTATCTTAGGGGCTATGTTTTAAATGTTGATGGGAACGAACTAAACATTCTAGATGGAATAGCAACTTCTACTGTAACAGCAACAAACCTCAATACTCTTACTACTGGAGCTACTTCTAATGCTTCAGCTCTGCACTATCACGCGACAGATTGTATTGGGGGGATGAATTATATGTTGGAAAATGTTGTTGCCGCGCAAGTTATCTCGCACGGCTTGGGAGTGGCGCCGACTTTAATTGAAATTACAGCCATGACTGGCGGTGGAGCAGAAGCAATGGCTCAATCTTTTGGCTATGCTACTTCTACTTCAGCCAATAACTGCACTTATTCTTCTCATAGCAACGCTGACGCGGCTTCGGTGGTCGCTCAAAGCACCTCTTCAATTATTACTTTGACTAATACTTCTGATGTAGTTTCTGCTCAAGCTTCCATTTCCGCTATCTCGGCTACAACTTTTACTCTTAATTGGACGACTAACGGGACGACTGGAACTAATAGATTTTACACTTATAAAGTATGCAAATAATAAATAATCAAAACTATGCCAACAACAACTCTTCCTAATGGACAAGTCGTAAATATTGACAATCAAGGAAATATTCTTGATGCTTCTGGTAATATTTTTACTGGTGGAGGAGCGCCTCTGCCAGCGACTTCCGCAATAACTCCTGCAACTCTTGGAGCGCCAGCTTCTCCTAATACTAATCTTGGCAATAGTCCAAATTTTCTTTCTGACCCGAACGCTTGGATCAATAATTTTATGTCTTCTCAATCTTCTGGACTTTCTACTTCTGTTAATATGGAAGAACAAATCCGGAAGAACATCGAAGAACAAGAAGCTGCATCAAGACGTCTCATAGAAAGTCAGTATGGAGAAGCAATAGGCCAAGAAACAGAAAAGGGTAAGAAAGAACTTGGAGTTGCTACGGCTCAAACAGCAAGATTTGCTGGTGGCGACCTAGGGCTTGATACTGCTTCTGCTGGATATATTTCTTCTGTTAAAAAAGACATAGACGATAGAATTAAAACATTAGAAAAGAAAAAAGAGCAAGCCCTTGCAATGCTTGATGTTGAAAGCATTAAATTAACCAATGAGTCTTTGAGGATTGAAGAAGAAAAAAGAGATAAGATTAATGATAAGCTATATGATAGAGCTTTGAAGATTCTAGGTATTGGTATTGACCTTGAGCAATTAAACATTCAGAAAGAAAATGCAAAAATCCAACAAGACGAGAATTACTTTAATGTTATCTCGAAGCTCCCAGCTGGAGAAACTTATACTTCGCCCAATGGAACGGTCTATACAGGAATCGCTACACCAGATCCATTCTTTAAGAGTTCTGATCTAATCGCAATTGCCAAAGAGTTGCCAGAAGGAGAAACTCAAACAATTACAGATCCAAATACTGGGCAAGAGTTTACCATTCAAGGAATGAAGTCAGCAACAGAGGGTTATAAGGTTATTCAATCCACTAATGCTGCAACAGGCGAGGTTACACTTACTACTTATGATGAGGTAGGGAATATTGTAAATCAGGTTTCAGCTGGAAAGATTGCAAAATCAAAACCAAACGAAGCTCCTTCGTCTTATCAAGAATGGAGTCTTGCTGGAGGTCAAGCTGGAACCGGGAAAACCTACGCTCAGTTTTTAGCAGGTAAAGGCGGCGGGCATGCAAATGACGCAGAAGCAGCGGGTGCACTAAGTGAACTTATTGGAGGAGGTGGATTTGTTGATATAAATGTATATAGGGATATCAAGAATCTTTATATTCAAAATAATCAAGGAACTTCTGCAGATTTTGATGATAGCTTCTCTGATTATTTAAGTCCAGAAGATCGCAGGAAATATGGAATAGGCAAAACAAGTGGAACTGCAAATAATGAGATTGGATAAAAACATGTCAACTTATCAAGATATAGTTAATAAATATAAAAATAAATCACCGATCGCTCCATTAAAATTGAGTGATGCTTTGGCGCAAAAGAATTACGAAGAATTTCAACAAGCTCGACCATCTACTTATCAGGACATAGTCAAAAAGCATAAAATCATACAAGAAGAAACTCAAAGACAAGAAAAGTTTAAAGGATTAGTAGAGGGCTACCTAAAGGCTGAAGAGGAGGCTCAAAAGGCAGCAAAAAATCCATTAATTACTGTTACTGATACGCTTGATAAAATAGGTGAAACAATTGGCGCTTATGAAAAGACCATTATGAAGCCAAAAGAGATTTTGAAGGGCGCTTATGAGACAGCAGTTATTAAACCTCTAGAATCTTCGCAGAAATTTCTTTCTGGCGAGGTGGTTGAGAATAAAGAATTTGAAAGTATAAAAAGTAAGCCACAAACTCCTGAAGAGGAAAAAGCCAAACAAGTTGGTGAGTTCTTAGGATGGATGGTTCCTTACTCAGGCATGGCTAAGACAACTAAAGTTGGCCTTGAGGCACTAAATCTTGCTCCAAAGGTTGCTAAGTATATTCCTGCTATTTCTGATGCAGTTGGATTTTTGGGTACTGGACAGATTTTACACGAAGAAGGAAGTCGTCTTGAGCAATTGCGAAACGACATAATAGCTCTTGGAGTTTTTAAGGCAGCCTCTAAGGCATTTGGTTTAATAAAAGACAAAGCACTCTCAAAAACTATCAATGAAGTAGGGAATGAGTTTAAAGAAACTACGAGCAAGATCAAAGATCAAACAATAAGAGAGGCACTAGAAACTCGGACTACTCAAGATGTAAAACAAAGAACATTTGAAACTGTTAATTTAAGAGAGGGGACACAGCTTGAAAGGCCAATTTATGATATCAAGCCAGGAATAGAAAAACTCGAGACAAAAGTTAAGTCGGCAAACGAAGTGATTAAAATAGAAACAGGGAAGACTGCAAAAGAACATATTATTCAAGACTTGAAACCAGGAACAGTAGAAGAGTATATTGAAAGCAAGGGTATAAAGTTAAGAGAAAAAGAAAATGACCCAATCATAGAGCTTCAAAAATGGACACATGCTGCACAAGGCGAAAAGCCCAAGATTAATATGGGGTCAATCGAAAAACTTGGAGAAGAATATAAGCCCAAAAAGACCGTTACGCTTTATAGAGGAGTTGAGGAGGGTGAGGCCTTGGATTTTTCTCGACCTACTTCTTGGACTTATAATAAAGAACTTGCAAAGGAGCACACATATGGCACAGGCAGGGTTCTTGCACGAAAATTTACTCCAGATGAAATACTTTTAGACTCAACTGAGTTGCCATCAAAGATTCAAAGATCTGCTGGATTTTTTGAAGAAGAAGCCGAAGTTATTATTAAGCCTGAAAGATTTAGTGCTTTAATGAAGGAGCTTCCGTCAGGAGCTATTTCTAAGATCTCAATCAAAGAGGTCAATATGAGTGATGAAATTATAATAGCTCTTAAGGATGTTTCAAAGAAGAAAACATCTTATTTGAGGTTGCCATTATTGGCTGAAAAGATGCCAAATGGCAAATACGATATTGTTAATGGAAAACATAGATTAGTCGAAATGTATCAAGCTGGCAAAAGAGAGTTTGATGTGATTACAGACGAAAGGCTCTATAGAAGATTGGCAGCAGAAGAAGAGAAGAGATTAATAAGAGTTTCAACTCACGAAAGAACTGGTACACAAGGAATAAAAGAATATATGCGAAGACCAGCAAAGTTTAGAATGGCCAAAGCCGCTGGGCCTAAGATATTCCAAGGTCTTTCTAATCTTTCTACTAAACTCCTTGAAAAATTCAAGGGGATGCTAAATGAGATAACTGAACAACAATTTCGCGAAGTATTAAATCGTGTTGAAAAAGAAGGCATCAAGAAAGTCGAAAAAGACTTAATTGTTTCTTTGGCAGAAACGCAACTGAAAGAAAAAGGTAAAATCAATCTTACTCAACTCGCAAAAGACATAGAAGAACAACTTCTCCCTCTTACTCCAACTGAAGTTAAGTCTCCAAGATGGTCAAATATTGGCGAAGACTTTATAGGTGATGGCAAGTATGGAGAAATAGTTTATCAAAGTCCTATAAAGACAAGCGCCGGAGACGTGCATTTCATGAAAAGAGGAACTGGAAACATTGAAGAATTAACAAGAGTAGAGAGACAAAGACTCGATGTTCTTGTGCAGAAAAATATATCCAACACAATGACTCCACAAGAAAATGCAGAGTGGGTTCAATTGGTCGCTAAAAAACAAGGCGGCAATGATTTCCCTAACTATTTCTCTCATATTCGCTATGAAGATATGGCAGATGGCAAGACTCGTAAAATACTTGAGACACAAAGTGATTTGATGCAGAAAGATAATTTTGCACTCGAAAAAACACCCTACAAGTCAGTAGATTATAGAGGCGAATTACATCCAGAATTAAAAAAAGATGCTTTTCCTTTCGCATTTTATGAAAAAAGTAGAGAAGGTTTGAATCTAGAAGACTTAGATAGGTTAAGTAAGGAATTTGGATTATCTAAAAAAGACAAACCGTGGTTGGAAGAATGGCTTGGTAAAGTTAGGGAAGATACAGATAAATACAAGTCTGGTGCAATTGGCCTAGAAAAAGATAAACTTACAAATATAGCCAAAAATGAATTACGTATCCAACAAATAATTAAGATTATAGATGATCTTCCTGAGAAAGTTGACGAAACAATAAAAGAAAAAATAAGAAAACAAGAATTACAAAAACTAGAATCCTACTCTTCTAGTGATCCACTCGCTCAACTCCGTACCTTCAGAGAAGAAGTAAAGCGAGCTGCTAAAGATGGCAAGAATATTATTCTCATTCCAAGCGGAGAGACAGCAATGAAGATTGAGGGGTTGGGAGACAGAACAACTTGGAGACAGTTGTACGATGATATAGAAACACCAGCAGGAATGAGACCGAGTGGGAGTGGTAAATTGACTCCTGATAAATTAGAAGTAGGAGCAAGGATTTCAAGAGATGAACCTGGATTTGGCAATCAACCAAATTATGCAGAGCAAGACCAATGGATAATCACCGACGTCCTCGGAGATGGGAAGTTTAAGGCAAATACTAAAATTGAAGGAAGAAAGTTAGTTGATGGAAAAATTTATTTAGGAGATGTTGCTTTAGGATATAATAAAATAGTTGATGGAAAGGCATATATTGGGGGTCGTTCAGAAACCTTTGACATCTCTGGCAAAATAGATACCAAACACTTTGTTCATAAACTCAATGAAGAAGCCATTCCAAGAGAAGCAAGAAAGATGGGCTTACAAGTAGAAAAAGTACCAAATCTTAACGTGCCAGATAAGTTTAATATGACTACTCGTGAGACAGTTCCTGGCAGTTGGTGGAAAATTACTAATATTAAAGGTGAACATAAGAAGCCCACTTTTGCATTTGGACATACCAATATCGCAACTCTTTTAGGTGGAAGTGCAGTTACTGGTGCAGGTGTAATTGCAAGTTCTTTATTTGCTCCTTTATTTGTTCCTTCAAAAACAACTTATCAAACAAAGACAACTTATCAAAAAGAGGAAGAACAAAAACAAATAACTTCTCCTGAAGTTCTAAAAACAACTCTAATGCAGCTTGAATCATCTGGCGGAACAGATAAAACAAGTGCTGATGAGGGTGAAATAAAATGGCTTATAGGGCTTACTAATATTGCCATCAAAGAACTAAAACGAGTTGGACTCATTGATGATTCGTTTGACAAAAATGATAGAGAAGATGTGCTAAATGCTGGCGTTAAATATTTTCAATTGATGAGAGAAAGAAATCCAAACTTGTCAGATGCAGAAATATATGTTGACAAGTATTGGACGCAAACAAAATCAGAAGAGCAAAGACAAAAGAGAATTAATGACTTTAATGAATTAGTAAATTAGATTGTTAGATTTTTTATTATGGACAAGAGGTCGATAACATCAGCAGAGAATGGAAGAAAGTTTGGAGGAAGACCAAAAGGTAGCTGGGCTTCTCATACCATTGAAGCTGCAAAAAAGAAAGAATACATAGTTAGAAGAGTGAACGCGGCAACAGAGAAGATTATGAACTCACAATTATCTCTTGCTCAAGGTGTTTCATTTCTTTATAGGATAGACAAAGACGAGAAAGGAAATAATGAAAAACCAGAGCTTGTTGTTTCTCAAACTGAAATTGAAGAATATCTTAGAGGAGATTTTGACTATTCAAAATCATATTATTACATTACAACAGAAAAACCTGACAACAGAGCAATTGATTCCTTACTTGACAGGGTTCACGGAAAATCATCACCAGATGTTGCTGTTCAAGTTAATACACAAGTTAATGTTGCACTAATTCTAAAATGATTGAAATTCCAAAAGAATATAAAAAGTTGAGAAACAAAGAATGGAGGATATCTCATTTGTATAAGATTACTGACAAAAATTCAAATAAAATTACTTTTAATAGAAACCGAGCACAGCAAGATTTCCAAAAAAATAAAACACAAAGAAATATCATTTTAAAAAGCAGACAGCTTGGATTTACTACAGATGAGTCAATTGATATGCTTGATGATACTCTATTTACTCCTCATTTCAATTCTCTTTTTATTGCTCATACAAAAGATGATGCTACCTCAATTTTTGATAAGAAAGTTGACTATGCATGGAAAGGAATGCACGAGATTCATAATCTTTGGAAAATGGAATCTGATACTGCAATGGAATTGAAATTTGATTTTGGAGAGTTGGATGGTAAATTTAGAGGACAAACAGTTTCTTCAATATCTGTTTCAAATTCTGGACGCTCTGGCACATACAATCGAGTTCATATTTCAGAGTTTGCTAAATTATGTGCAACATATCCAATTAAAGCGCAAGAAATAATCAGCGGCACAATCCCAACAGTTCCATTTGATGGACGTATTGATATAGAAAGCACAGCAGAGGGTATGGGTGGTCATTTTTCAGATATGTTTTGGGAAGCGTGGAATAGAGGTGAGCCAATTCACACAACCCAATTTAAAGCTCATTTTTACAATTGGACTTGGGACGACGAAGAGATAAATAAAGTAAAAGAAATTATTCCAGTAGAACAAATGGAGGATGTGCGTTTCAAAGAACTACAAGAAGCACACAATTTATCCGATAAAGAAGTTACTTACTATTATCTTAAATGGCTTTCTCTTAAAAAAGACTGGAACATTCTCCGTCAAGAATATCCTACCACTCCAGAAGAAGCTTTTATACTTTCTGGTTCACCATACTTTAATACAGAGCGTATTACAATGCTTATTCATAAGACAAAAGTACCAATTTGGCAAGGAGAGATAGAGCTTAAATGCCAACATCCAACACAATGTTCTTTCATTGAATTGTGTAATTCTAAAAGACCTATACTTACAGAACAAGCAAATGGAAAACTTCTTATTTGGGAACATCCGCAGTCTTACAGTTCGTATATACAAGGAGACGATACTGCAGAAGGAGTTGGGCAGGATAATTCTGTAGCTGATGTGATAAATAATAAAACATTAAAAACAGTTGCATCATATGTTAGTGGAAGTTGTCCCCCAGATGAATTTGCTTTGGTTGTTTTTGCTTTAGGTTTGTATTATAATAATGCCTATACAGGAGTAGAAAGTAATAAGGACGGTCTTTGGATAAATGATACTCTTTTCAAAATGGGATATCCGAATCTTTTTTTTAGAGAAAGATATGATGATATTACAAAGTCAGTAGGTAAGCAGTTAGGATTCAGAACCGGTGCGAGAGAGCGAGACCCGATACTTGCTAATCTTAAATCTTATCTTAATAATTATGATGACATTTGGGTCGATAGAGCATTTTTAGATGAATGTCTTACATTTATTAGGAATAAAGTAGGCAAACCAGAAGCGATGGAAGGTAGGAAAGATGATAGAATTATGGCAAAAGCAATAGCATTAGAGATTAGAAAGAACGCACCGAGTGAGTTTGAAAAACCAGCAGACCCATACATACAAACAAATGAGCAAAGAATTATGGCAAGATTAGAATTTCTTAAAAAAGGTCGAAATAAGGAGATGATTACACAAGATAGTTATATTTAATAAGAGAGTGGAAGGATAGGTTAGATGAAGATGGGTTAGTTAACAAAATAAAAAAATGAAAAAACTAAAAGAAGTAAAAAAGCTGACAGAAAAAGAAACTCCTGAACCGAAAAAGGAGAATAAAGTTGAACAAGAGCTCCAGATATATTTAGAGAAACGTATCAAAGTATTGAAAGACGCTCGTAAAAGTATTATGGGCAAATTTGACTTTGACCAATTGATGGAAGACGCTGATAGAGAATATGTTCCTCATAATCTTAAAGAAAAACCACAATCACGAGTTAATTATTTACAAGTAGATGAAGTGACAGGATTACGCGGAGCTCGAGTTGTTAATTTAGGTAGTCAAAATCCTGATGGTTGGAGGTCTGATATTTCAGAACCAACTCTTTATGTAAAAGTAAATACAGCTCTTTCTATTTTAATGCAACAGAATCCAGAAGCTACTTTTAAAGCAACATTGGATAAATATAAACCAACTTCATCATTAGCTAAATCAATTTGGAAGCGTTCGTGGAATCTTGCTGACTCTAAAGAACAAATGAAATTATTCATACAAAACGCAGCTAAATACGGTTGGGCTCCGGGTAGAACATATCCTCGTTTAGTTCAAAGACCAAAAGATGTATTGATAGAATTAGATATAGATAATCCAGAAAATAATAAGTATGAAAGACGAATAATTACTGAATTTAATGATATTTATCGTGAAGCTCTTGACCCACACCGCACCTGGATTGATGATATGGCGAATATGTATGACCCGTGGAGTTTAGATGATTGGTATTTTGAAAAAGATTATAGTAAAGACTCATTTGATTTAGAGTTCAGTAATTATTCACACCACGGAGAAGTTAAAGCAGGAGCTCTGGTTAGAGATGAAAAAAATATTTCAGACAATTTAAATGACGAAACAGAAACACGAGAAGATATTATCACGATTGGCTTTTATGAGAAAAAAACTAAAGACCTTTATTCAATTTATATTCCTGACCAAAAGATAGTTCTTTACAACGGACCACTTCCTAATGACGAAGGATTACTTTCTTATTGGGATATGCAATGGACATTACGAGACCCACGCACACGTATTGGCATCGGTCTTTACGAGATTCTAAAGAATGACAAGGTATTATATGACAGGTTTGATAATATGGCTATGGACCAGCTTGTTATGGCAGTTTATAAAATGTTATTTTATTCAGGACCTCACACACCAGGAGATGGAACAATACGAATTGAGCCAGGAGTTGCTAAGCAGAAATTACCAGGCACAACAATAGATGTGATTGATGTTCCGTTTGAAAAAGAAGCGTGGAAAGGTCTTGAGTTTCGTAAACAACGCATAGATGAGAATACTGGTATTACCCCAACCCTTGAAGGAGAAATAACCGGCAAAACACTTGGTGAAGTACTTCACGCTAAAGATTCAGCTCTTAAACGACTCAATATTCCACTTGCTAATATTGCTGGAGCTATTGAGAAAGAAGCTTATATTACTCTTTCGTGGGCTAATCAAGTATATTCATTGCCAGAAATTAAACAATTTACAACACTTGAACAGCTGCGTGATTTTATGGAAGAAACGAACACACAACCAGAACTTACGACATTTAATCCAGATGGTTCAGCAACGGCAGACTTTCCTCGTTCATTAGACCTTTCATTAGAAGAAAATAGAGAAGGAGAGTTGATAGAAAGTCCAGAAGAAAGATTTTTTACAGTAGGTCAAAATTTAGAAAAAAAAGCAATTAAGTGGAAAGGAAGAGTTACTGTTAAAGCATTATCAATCATTGCACCGTCTCAAGAGCTTGAAAGACAAAGGAAGTTAGAGCTTTATAATCTTGTTGTACCTATTGTGCAAGCAATTTCACAAGCAATGAGTCAAGGGATGTATCAAATGGCAGTAGATATAGCTCGCCCTGTTATTCAAATCTTAGAAATACAAGATGAAAAACCTGAAAATTGGTTGCCAAAAGATGTTATTCTTATGTTAAATAATCCAGAAATGATAACAGAGCTTATGCAACAACAACAACAACAAATGCAATCAGGAACAGGACAGCCAATGTTTATTAAACCAAGGGAAGAGCAAGGTGGAGTAGCCCCAAGTGAGAAAAAGTCAGGAGTTGAATCCGTCGCACCAAGGCACACAGTATCTAATCCAGTTCGTGACAGTGTTGAATCACAACAAGGAGGTGTTATTAATAAATTATTTGGAAAATGAACGACCAATATCGCAAACAATTACAACAACTAATGTCCCAACCCCAATGGGGTGCGTTTGAAGTATTTTTTGAGGATTATATGAAAAGAAACTTTATCTGGTCTTCACTGAAAAGAAACACTGAATGGGAGACAGTTTGGAATGTTGCACACAGTGAGGGAGGTAAGACATTTTTAAACGATTTTAAAAAACAACTTGAATATGAAGCGGGAAGTATATAAAAAAAGAATTCCTTGGAATAAAGGAAAGATTGGGGTTTATTCAAAAGACATTAGGCTTCGTATCAGCCAATCTCTAAAAGGCAGAAAACTCACTGAAGAGCATAAAAGAAAAATAGGATTTGCCAGTAAAGGAAGAAAACATACAATTGAATCAAGAAAAAAAATTAGTTTTGCCAAAAAAGGCAAGCCACAAACAGCTAAACAGGTTGAGATAAACAGACTATCTCATTTAGGTCAAGCGGCTTGGAATAAAGGTAAGAAACTTTCATTAGAATCAAGAGAGAAGATGAAATTAGGACAGTTGAATCGCAAGTTAAATTATGGCTATATAAATTCACCACAAGCAAGAAAGAAAAGATTAGAAACCATTTCACAAAGAGGAAGTTTTAAAGAAACATCTATTGAATTTAAGGTTTATAATGAACTTAAAAGGACTGGCTTCTTGTTTGAAAAACAAAAGTTGATAAATGGTAAATTTTTAGTAGACGCTTTTATACCTTCTCTCAACTTAGTTATTGAAGCAGACGGTTGTTACTGGCACAAGTGTGAGAAGTGTGGCTATAACGGAAGAAAGCTTGATAAATCAAGAAACGCATATCTTACAGCTTGTGGATATAAGATTATTCGTATTCCAGAGCATGAGATTGTAAAAGAAGATTTTAATATAAGTAAGTTTATTGAAGCACGACAAATATGAAACACACAGAATATACACGCTTAAAACTTACACAAGACCTTACCTTTGAAGCAAATTATTCTAAACATTCAACTCCGTGTAAATGGTTTAAGTTAACGATGGGAAACAAAAGCACCACAATGAGCCGTGATGAGCTTTTTGGACTCTTATTTTTATTTGCTGACGAACAACAACAAGAAGATTTGATTCCGATTAAAGAAACAAAAGTGCGCTCTATTACTCGTTTACTTTCTTTTAAGTTAAAAAAAAATATGCGTAAAGGAGAAATTGTTAGGGCGGCATATACATACTTTATGCCAGAAACTATTGTAGAAAAACTTCTTATATCTAATCCAGAAAAATATAGAAAAGGTGAATTAAAATCAGAGTCACAATTAGAAAAACATGTTAATAAAATTATTTAGAATAATAATAATTTTAATTATAACTTTAATTATAATTTTGTTATTTTTTCAATTTACAAGACACTGTGTAGGGATTATATATTTTCCAGTTCATTATACTTTTTATTATTTATGTTAGAAGTTATCCACACTTTAATTTTTAAAAGGTTGATTTATTAAAAATAGTAGTTTATAATTAAAATAATTATGGCAACAAACGCAGAATTATCAAGTGAGTTAAATAAACTCAAAACAAACGTTGAGGATAAATTTAATGCAATTCTTAATATTGTTGAAAAGTTGGCTCAACCAACACAAACAATTTCAACTCCTTCAAGTTCTATTGTTTCAAATACTTTAACATCACCAGGTCCATTTCGTGTTACAAACCAACAGCAAGTAGAAGTAGCAAAAGAAGCATCAGCAGAAGCGTCTAATTATGCACTTAATCCCGCTTATCAGAAAATTTTTAATGAATACTTTGACCCACAAGATGATTTTACAGCACGACTTGAAGGAGTTTATTTTACTATCATCGTCCCGTTAAAGTTTTCAAATGCAAACGAAGCTTGGAAATCATTTTATAAAGTAGATACACGAATGAAAGCTTTAAAACCAGATAATATTGAAAATGATATGCGTGAGTGGTGTAAGTTGGTTCAAACCAATCTTAAATATAATCGTAATGTTAGATTAAAAATTTAATATAAATAATATGAAAGAAAGATTTAGAATAATTATTATAGAGGGCGACAATCAAACACACCCCTATGAATTCAAATCATATGAAGAGGCGCTTATTTTCTTATAATCACGAGTAAGGGTTACGGACACAGCAGAGGATAAGTTAGGAATTCCAGACACAGTTCCTGAAGGAAGTTTGCCAGAAGATGATGTAGATAGTAAAAAAAAAGAGTTGTATTTATTAACAAACTAATCTCATTTTTTTATGATTAAACTAAACATATCAGAACGTATAGCAACACTTTCAATCCTTAATGGATTCAAAGGTAATCTTGACACACTTGCTATTATTTTAGAAGATATTAAACAACTTCCAATAAATGATAAGGAGTGGAAAAAAGCAAATAGAAAAATAACAAAAGTTGGTGAAGGAACTCAATGGACCTGGGATGACGGGAAGAGTGGTGAAAAAGAAATTAATTTACAGAAAGGCACAATAGATTATATTAAAGAAACAATCAAACAAAAAGATGAAAAGAAAGAACTTACTTTTAACGACAAAGCTTTGATTTCACTTAATAGTAAATTATAATTTGTTGATTTTGAGGTGGATAGAGTTGGACTATCTACCACAAAGTCCACAAAAGAGGACTTAAAAAGTTTCTTTCCTAACGTCTGCGGTTGGGTAATAAAATCGGCAGTAAAACAATGACAGAAACAAAATTAGAGACAAATTCTCCTGAAGATGAAATTATTCCTGTTCCTTCAGAAGAGGAATTAAATAAACAAGAGCAAGAAATCGCTTTAAAAGGAAAAGCTGCTGACAGCAGTGCTATTTCTGATTTAGAACTTATTGATTCAAAGCGCACACTTGATGAAAATGTAGAACTTGTCTCTGAACCAGCACCTTCACAACCAGCCCCGGTTTCAGGTGAAACAGAAAGAGAGCGAGGTTTACGACTTGAAATTCAACGATTACGTACTAAATTACGTAGCGATGATATCAAACAAGTTATTGAGCCAAAAACTCCTCAGCAAGAAGACCCTTATCAAAATCTTCGTGACGAAGGCTACACTGACGAAGAAATAAAAAAAATGACCGTCGTTGTAGATGCTATTGCGAAGAATAAAGGATATATTCGTGCTGAAGATTCGTACAAACAAAACATCAATGACCTTGTAGATTTCTTTGTAGAAGAACATCCAGAATACAAATCTATAAATGATATTGATGATGTGCGATGGAGTCAATTCCAATCAATTCTTCAAAGTGGTATTTATAACCTTTCAGGAAAAACATCACGACAACTTAAGTTAATTTTTGAAAAAGTTAATGAAGATGTTAAGAAGAATCTTGGAGAATCAATTATAGTAAAAAGTAATCCAGCTCAAAGAGCCGCCCAACAACATAAAGTTGGCGTAGCATCACATTCAGGGGGAACTCGAACTACTCCAACAGAAAAATCTCCAGTTGATTTAACAAAACCTATAGGTGGAGTTATCTTCAAAGGATTCAATCAAGACGATTTTAAAGAGTAGTTCAATTAAATATTATTAACGGATATTAAACCCGCTAATAACGGGTTTTTTTAATTTATTATTATTATGGCATTCAAAAGAGTAAAAGGCAGTGATAAAGGTTTTTCAGAGCCGCGCACTGTATCATCACTCACAGCTGTCATTAACGAACTTCTTGATTATGACCGTGCTAATGAAGTATTGATTGCAGCTACATCTTCAAGCACTATTGAGTCGCTTGCTGGTGTAAGTGTGAAAGCAATTGCTTCAGGAGATACTACAGCACAGGTTCAAGAAATCGTAGATGGCGATGAGTATGTTGTAGACACGACAAATAACTCAGATTCAGCTCATAATTATCATCGTATGGTTCTTACAGACTCTACAACGGTGAATAATACAGGAACTGACAGTACGGCAGACACTGCTGTATTTATGCAAGTTGCACCTATTGGAGCAGCTTCAGAAAAAAAGATTATTGGTCGTTTCGTAAGAGTACAAGATAGAGGGTAATTATTATTATTTAATCATTTTAATCTAAATTATTATTATGGCATCTCCATTAAACTTAGGACAAATTGCCGACTCGGTTGATGTTTCTATTCAGAAATACTTCAAAAAAGATTCTGAAGTAGAGCTTCAGTTGAAGAAGTATTATAACTTCCGAACTACTGAAGACCTCTACGAGAAAGATTCTGGTTTGACTGGTCTTTCTGAAGCAACATTCACAGCAGAGAACGCACAAATAACAGAAGACGCTCCGATTGAAACGTTTGATAAAACATACACTCAGGAGCAAATGGACGCTTCAGCCACATATACATATATGGCTTGGAAGTTCGGCATTAAGAAACGCCGATTACAGAATGTTTCTCGTGAAATTACGAGAGCACTTAATAGAAAAGCAGAACGACTTGCAGCAGAACGCCTTACAAATGGCTTCTCAACGAGTTATTCTCACACACAACCACTTGGTGCAACTAAAACAATCAGTTTAACAGGTGGTGACTCACTCGAACCGTGGAATACTTCTCATACACGAGAAGATGGTGGAACTGGAATAAATAATGTTGTTTATGACGGAACAACTTATTCACTTCCATTCGATTACGCTGGTTACAAAGCAGCTATTCGCACAATGTCACTCTTTGTAGATGGTCGTGGCAATCCATATCCAGGAATGCCTGACAAACTTATTTGTAAGAAAGGTTCCTCAGTTTCTTTTAAAGCAAAAGAAATTCTTGGAGCAATTAAGAAAGGTTCTATTCCAGAATCATTTGACAATGATGCGGCAGGTGTGCCAGCATTTACTGTTCTTGAACTTGATTACCTTACAAATGATGCATATTGGTTTATGTGTGATTCTTCTCGTGCAATGACAGACGAAGAAGGTTTTCAATGGGTAGAAAGTGAAGCAAATAATCTTGACCCAGTATATATCGTTCCAAAAACACGAGAAATGCAGTTTTTTGGTCACAGACTTGCAACACTTGGACATAATGATGTAACTCGTTGTTGGGTTGCAAGCGCAGGAAATAGTTCAACAACTTAATAGTTAATTAGCTACTGAGCGAATAGTGGAGGAGGTAATAATACCAAATTATTCAACTCAATAGTTTAACAATATGGCAACAATTAACACACGACAATATTCCACGCCAAGGAACATTAACTTAAAAGGTCAAGGTTCTGGTCGTGGAGGTATTCTCCTTTTTGAGAGTACAAACCCTTCAGACCCAATAGGTTCCAGTCATCGTGGTTTATATATAAACACATCTGGAGACCTTGTTTACGCAAATCAAGGGACAACGACAGTTCTCGGTTCTGGAGGTGGAGGGACAGCTTCGCTTGACGGAGCTTATGACCAAGGACGCAGTATTACAGTAGATGCGGGTGAGATTGCTTTTAACGATTCAACAGTAGGAGCGGCTCATACATTTGCAATCAATAAGACAGGAGCTGGTTCAGGCAATCTTATTGACCTTGATGTTAGCGCCGCACTTACAGGTAATGCTATTGATATCTTCATAGATAAAGGTATTGCTGCAAATGCAATACATATTGACGCAGGTGCAGAAGCTCGCACGGGTGCAGACATTCTTGTAACAGACGACTCAACAGGAGCTCACTCAGTAATTGATATCAATTCATCTGGTTCAGGAGCTACGGTAGGATTCGACTTTGTTGGTTCTTACAATGGTTCACCAGGAGGACAAGTATTTCTCGTAGACTTAAATGCTTCTGACAACCTCGATACAGAAGTAATGCAGTTGACAACGGGAACTGGCGATAGAGGCATTATGTTTGACTTCAATCTTGGACACACAGATGCAAGTACAACCTCTCATATATTTGATATTGATTTCACCGCAGTGTTCGACTCAAATATTATTGATGTAGCATTTGGCGCATCATCAGCTTCTACAGGAAATATACTATTCTTTGATATGGATAATGCAGTTGCAATGACCGCTATTCATATTGAAGGTTCAGGAATACGAACACAACCAATGATTGAAGTTATAACAGATTCAACCGGTTCAGCACAAGTGTTTGATTTAGATATCACAGGAGCAGGTTCTGGTAATTTCATTGATGTCTTAGTCGGAGCAGTTGCTTATACGGGTAATGTTCTTGATATAGACCTTGGTGCGACCGGAACAGGAGCACAAGCAATTGTTCTTACATCAGGAGCGATGACGAGAACTGTTGACGCTATCCAGGTAGCAGATTCAGGAACTCCGTCAGGTGACGTAATGAGCGTGCAAATCTCTGGAGCAGCTACTGGTCATGTATTTGATATAGACATTTCCGGAATACATACAGGCAATGTTCTTGACATTGTTTATTCAGCGGCGGCTACAGGAGATGCAGTTAATCTTGATATGACATCAGCTGTTGCTGGTTCAGCTCTTACGATTGTAGGTGCTGGAATAAGAACAGATGACTTAATTAAGATTGATGACGCTTCAACTGGAAATAGTCATATCTTCGACATTAATCTCACAGATGCTTATACAGGAAATGTCTTTGATGTCGCTACCTCAGCAGCTGTTACGGGAAATGTGATAAACATTGACCTTGACGCTGGTCTTGCAGCAACAGCTCTTAGAATTGATTCAGGAGCAGGTACACGAACACAGCCAGTTGTTGAATTTCTTGCAGAAGGAGACGGCACAGGTGCTGGAGGAACATTAATTGACATTAATGCAACTGGCACAGGAGCAACATCTAATCCTCTTATTGATATTGATGTTACAGGAGTATATGCGGGACACATCTTTGATGTAGCTCTTGGAGCAGCTTCAACTGGAAATGTCATCAACATTGATATGGATGCAGGACTTGCCGCCGCTGCTATTTTTATTGATGGTGGTGCAGGTTTAAGAACTGATAATCTTATCAACATCACTGATGATGGTTCAGGAGATGTAGATGCTCTGGCAATCACTGCTTCAAATACTGGCTCAGGTTCAGTATTTGACATTGATGTTACTGGAATTAGAACAGGAAATATTATAGACATCGCAATGAGTGGTGCGGCTACTGGGGTGGCGGTTATTGCTATTGATTTGGACGCAGCAGTTGCTTGTGCAGGTATCTTACTTGACGCAGGGAATGCAATCAGAACAGCAGATGTTATTGATGTAACATTTGACGGTTCAGGTAATGTGTCATTAATGGATGTTAATGTTACAAATACCGGTTCTGGAAATCTCTTTGATATTGACATATCAGGAGTTCATACAGGTAATGAGATTGATATTGTCTATAGTGCCGCCGCAACAGGTTCAGCACTTCATGTAGACCTTGGTTCTAATCTTGCCGGAAACGCAATTCTTATAGACGCGGCGGGAGTTAGAACAGCTCCATTAATCTATATTGCAAATACCGGCACGGACGGTGGAACTGACGACCATGTTCTCTTTATCAACCAAACAGGGTTGCTTGACTCAAACCTTATTCAATTAACATTCGGAACAGAGGCTTCAACTGGTGATGCTATTGGTATCACAATGGATACAAACGTTGCTGGTAGGGCTATTACGATTAATTCAGCAGGAACTGGAGTATCTGGAGAAGGGTGTGCCCTTGACATTACACAAACAGCCAATTTGGTTGCAGGTGCTAATGTTGTAGATATAAATACATCCGGTAGTCATTCGGCTACTTCTCACGCAGTGTCAATTACATCATCCGGTGCAGGCACAACAGGAACTCACGCTTTATATGTTAATGCAACAGGAGCAAACGTAGAAGCTATTAAAGTTGATGCTGGGACTGTAACATTTGATGAAACATTGACTGTTACGGGTGTGTTTACAGGAACAGCTGCTGTTGTTTTGACGGCTGGAATTGATGCAAAAGTAATCTTTGCCGGAACAGAAACAATCGCAGCTGGTGGAACTTCTACAGCTCTTGATTTAACAAAAACAGCTCACTATATTGATGCTGACGCAGGCGGAGACACATTTACACTTGCAAATGGAACCGAAGGACAAATAATGGTAATCGTATGTGCTTCAGCTACAGGAATAGCAACCATTACTCCCGATACAATGAAAGGAGGTACTTCAGTTACACTGAATGCGGCAGGAGATACTGCTACCCTTGCATATATTGGCGCAGGTTGGTCAATAGTGGGAGGAAATGGATATTCAGTTGTTTAATAGTTAATTTCAACTCTTTGCTCTCTCTCTTTATAGGGGGAGCGACAAGGAGTTGATATAAATTACAAATATGAAATTAGGAGGATATAAACTACAAAAAGCTGATATAGATATTTCATCATCTGGTGATAATACTATTATCAGTGCACCTGGAAGTGGAAAATATTTAGCTATTGATTTTATGTATATTTTTCCAGCTTCAGCTGTTACAATTCAATTTAAAAACGGAAGTACTTCTTACGGAGGTTCACTCCCACTTGATGCTAAACAGCCAGTTACACTTGAAAACACAATACAAGACCAAGACGGTGTATTAACAATGTCTGATAATTCAGCATTTGTTATTAATCTTAATAGCGCTGTGGCAGTAACTGGTCTTGTGCGATATAGAATAGTAGGTGATTAAATATAATTATAATGAAAAGTATCTCAACAAAACTTCACGAGCTTGGAATTAAAAAGCGTAATTTAGAACTTGAATTTAATAAGTTAGGGATACAATATGATATTAAAAGGAAAAAAATTGATGAATTAAATGCTTCTGCTACAGATGCGGAAAGTAGGATTCAAAAAACAAAAGAAAAAGCAAAACAACTTATCAAAGAAAAAAAAGAATTGGATAATAAAAAAAATGTTGAAAAAAACAAATTTGCGGAACAGATAAATGAGAAAAAACAAGAATTTATTTCACAGCTTACTACTGTTGATAATATCTCAAAAGAAATTATTAAACAAGAAACTTATCTTAAAAGATTATTACAAGCGGTAAAAAAAATTGAAATTGAACTTAAAGAAACACAAGATTTGCTTAGAAATCAAAAACAGCTTGAAAAAGATATAGAATTAAAAGAAACTAAATTAAAAACATTACAAAGTGTTGTTTCGTTACTGGAAACAAAACAATCCGTCCTCGAACAAGAAATACACGATAGACAGAAAGAAATTTTTGTAAAAGAAATTACTCTCAACAAAACAATACAAGATATTCGTGTTATAGGTCGTCGTGTTCAGGGAGAATATGAAAAGATGGGCGGGAAATTTGAACTTCCAATTGATTTAACAATAAAAGTAAGACCAAAGAAAAGGTCTGAGTTAATGATATAATATGTCATATATTAATGCGCCAACAGCAGCAAGTGATGATTTAACTTCAGGAGAAGAAGCTTATATAAATTCATTAGTTGCTCTGAACAGAACAGCTATCGGCGCTATAATCCAAAAAGGTACTTACGGACAAATCCCCTCATCAAAAATATTTTATTCTCCCCACCCAGTCAGAGAAACCGACGTCTCGCTGAAAAAAAG